TATCAATCGATTACTCGCGAGTGTACATGATCTTACAAGTAAGAACGTAATGCTAGAAACGAAACTGGTCATGGCTGATAAAGCCATGGCCAGTCTTCAAGCAAAAATTGTTGATCTCGAGAAACTTGGAAATAAAAACAAAAAAGCTGAAGATACTTCTGTATAAATAGAATATTAGAGGTTTACATAACCGCTTAGTTACTCTATATAGAGGTTGAGAATGGCAAATAAGTTTCAATTCAAGCGCACGACAGTTTCTGGTCGTACAGCTAATACTACTGACGTAGCAAACTCAGCCTTTATCGATAAGGGCGAATTCGCGGTCAACTTAACTGACCGCAAAGTATTCTCTTCAGATGCAGCCAATGCCATCTTCGAAGTTGGATCCAATCTTTCTTCTCTCGCTGTCACTACAGTTGTCGCCAACGGTTCTTCAGGCACCGCGGGGCAAGTTCTTACGTCAAATGGATCGAGTGTTTACTGGGGAGTAGGCGGTGGTGGAGGCAATACATATGCAAGTATTGCAACTTACACCTACACTATAGCTTCGAATACTACCGTTATTACTGGCGCAGATGACGATGATGCGACTCTTTCGTATACCGCCGGACTTGAAAGTGTATACCTAAACGGTTCGAAACAAGTACTTACAACAGACTACTTAGCATCAAACAGCGGAGCTATTACATTTACTTCAAATGTATTTGCAGCAGATCTTGTACAAATTGTTGCTGTCACTCCTGAACTTTCTGTTATTGTAGGAGATTCGAACACTCGAACAACAAACACCACATCAAATAATACGGTCGATTCTTTTGACGCAACTGTTTATCGATCTGCTAAATACTATGTACAAATCACTTCAAATACTGACTATCATGTGACAGAAGTTTTGCTTATTCATGATGGTACAGAAGTTTATATTACTGAATACGGCACAGTTTATTCAAACACATCACTCGGCAACGTAAGTGCAAATATTAATACTGGTTATGTAGAGTTGCTCGTCGCTCCTTCCAATTCAGCGAGTACAGTAAAAACTCGTCGTCTTGCGATAGAAGTATAAATAAAGATAAAATCTGAGGGATAGGGAACCAGATGGCAACTCCAAATAATTTTCGCGTTAAGAACGGCTTAACTGCCGCAAATGGTGTAACGGTTACTACAGGAAACGTAGTAATTTCGAATGGTCAACTCATAGTAAATGGTACTGCCATTAACTCGACTAGCATCAGTCAATCTGCAAACAATGCATATGCTAACGCAGTCAACTATGCAGACGGTAAAGCCGCAGATGCTTACGGTAATGCCGTAGCAGTCGCGACAGGCTCATCGACAAATGCATATAATAATGCTGTTGCCTTCGCTGCGAATGCCGACAATCTTACATCTGGAACACTTTCTCTGAATCGCCTTCCTGCGACAGTGAACGTATCTGTTGCGCTGAATGTTACAAACACTGTTAGCATTTCAACAAGCAATGTAACGGTTTCGCAAGCGAATGATGTTGCGAAAATCACTGGAACCGCATTTTCATTAACAGACAGTTTAACAGAAACTGGTAATACTTATTATGCAGCAATGTCTCATGATAAACTGATTACAGAAAAGACTTATGTTGTTGCCAATGTAATCTATGCAGACTATGGTGAAATTTCTCGTACTGGAATGTTTGCTACTGTAGGTTTAAATACGACGAATAGTTCGATCTATGTTCGAGGCGTGACTGTTAATACCTCGGTGATCGCAATTGGAAATACTACAGTATTCAGCACGATTAACTCGACTGCTTTTTCTGGTAATGGTGCATCACTTACTTCTGTGAACGCAGCGACAGTCGGTGGCAACTCTGCTTCTGATCTTCGAACATATGCAGAAACGTATGCATCGAATGCCACAAATATTACTTCAGGTACTGTGAATTCTGCACGTCTCCCATCAGCGAATGATACGACAGCAGGCGCAGTCATTCTTGTTAACTCAGTAACAAACACTTCTATTACCGCAGCAGCTTCTGCTAACTCGGTAAAGACTGCTTACGATGCGGCGATCGCAGCCAATACGGCTGGAGGAACTGCAGCAGCAACTGCTTATAGTAACGGTGTAACATATACTGATAACAAGGCAGCGAACGCATACTCGAACGCTATTGCAATTGCAGCGAATGCCACGAATCTGACTTCAGGTACAGTAAACATTGCTCTTATTCCAACTGTCGACGCAGTGAATAATACTTCGATTACACTGATTCCAGTGGCTAATAATGTGAAGACTGCTTATGACGCTGCTATTACTGCAAATACAAATGCCGCTTCTGCTCTTGCAAATGCCGCCACAGCATATACGAATGCTATCGCAATTGCTGCGAATGCAACCAATCTGACTTCAGGTACAGTTAACTCCGCTCGTCTTCCATCAGCAAATGCTACGGTAGCAGGCGCAACACTTCTTGTCGATTCAGTATCGAATACTTCGCCGACTGCAGCAGCTTCTGCCAACTCTGTCAAGACTGCTTATGATGCGGCCATCGCTGCTAATACGCTTGCCAATACTGCAGCAACTTCAGCAACTTCAGCATATTCAAACGCGGTGACTTACACAGATACGTTGATCGGAACAGCAAATACGGCAATGGTCGCGAATGCGGGAGCTGCATATACCAATGCAATTGCCATTGCTGCCAATGCGACCAATCTCACTTCTGGTACTGTAGCACTTGCTAGACTTCCAACAGTTGATGCGATCAATAATACTTCGATTACATTGATTCCAGTCGCCAACAATGTCAAAACTGCATATGATGCGGCTATCACTGCCAATACGAATGCTCAAACAGCGCTCACTGCCGCAGGTTCTGCATATAGTAACGGTGTCACATATACTGATACGAAGATTGGAACTGCAAATACTGCGATGGCTGCCAACGCGGCCGCTGCATATTCAAACGCCGTATCATACGCTGATACGAGAGCATCTACTGCGTATTCAAATGCCATCACTTTTGCTGCCAATGCTTCGAATGCAAACAATGGCACACTCGCTGAAGCTCGTCTTCCATTCCGGATGAATCAGGCCGTGAGAACAACCGATTCTCCAACATTCGCAAATGGTACATTTACAGGTTCAGTTACAGTCGGTGGCGATATTACCGTAACTGGTAACCTTACAACTGTCAACGTTTCATCATTATCTATCGCTGATCCTATTATTAAGCTTGGCGTAAATAACGCAGGTGACGCACTTTTTGGTGGATTAACATTCCACTACAACGGATCAGGAAATACGACAAACCACGCCGGTCTTGTTCGTAGTCCATCGTCAAAAGAATTCTTCTTGATGTCGACGTATGGCGACGAAGCATTAATAGGTAACAACCAAATCAACGTTGCCGATCCATCATTTACATATGCCAACCTTCAACTCGATGTTTTGAAATCTGGTAACTCGACTGTCAATACGACGATCAACTCGACAGCAATGCTTATTGGAACGACGTTTACTGCCAACTCGACCGGTCTTTTCGTCGGAAACTCTACGGTGAATACGATTGTTGGAGTTGTCCCAGGTGGAGGAAGTTTTACGACGCTTCTTACACAAGGTAACGCAAACGACAGTGTCTACTCGGTAGTTACAAACTCGAATACTGGTTCGAACGCTTCAGCCGACTTTGCTATCTATGATAGTTCAGGTATAACTGGAGGAAACTTCATTGATATGGGTATTCTTAGCTCTGGCTGGTCCAATGCTGGATGGACAATCAATGGTCCTTCGGACGGTTATCTTTATACAAGTAATTCCAACCTATCGATTGGTACTGCTGGAGCCAAATATCTCAGCTTCTTTGCTGGAGGCACTTTAGCTACCAACGAAGCGATGCGCATTACTGGTGCTAACGTCGGCGTTGGTAATACAAATCCAAATGCCAAATTCCAAGTGACAGGTACTGCGAATGTTTCGGGTGCAGTTAACTTCGGAAGTACGTTTGCCGCTGGTAACACCACGATTACTGGAAACATAAGTGTTTCGAGCGTCGGAAGTTTTGATCGAGTGACTACTGCTAATAATGGCTCAGGCACAAATATTGCCATCGGTGATGATGCGTGGTTCGGTGATGTTAACATCGCTGACTCTGTTCGTATTATGGGGCAACAAAGCGCGAATAACGCATACATTATCTTTGGTAATGCTGACAACAGTGTAAAACTTGGTAGAGCTGGAACCGGCGCTCTTACGTGGAACGGTGCTTTCAGTGTTACGGGTGGACTAACTACACTGTCAGCAAACCTTGTGATGGCAAACAACAACATCACGAATCCAACTCTGACAGGTTACACCGAATCTGAAATCTCAAACACAGCTGTCACAGGAACATACTCTCTTAACTGTGTTGCTTCTAACTTCTGGGATCTTACACTTACTGGAAATACGACGATCTCTCCAACAGGTGTTCCATCGGCCACAAAAATGTGGGCAGGAACGATAGCTGCCAAGCAAGATGCAACCGGAGGTCGTACGATCACGTGGCCCACTGGTTCTAAATATCCTGGAGGTGTCGTTCCTCCTGCAACAACAACCGCAAACGCTATTGACATCTGGTCATTGATGACTTATGATGGCGGTACTTCTTGGATTGTTTCTCTGACGGTGAAGGGCGCCGCATAATGAGTATTGGTGGTGGTTCAAAGTTTACATTAGAGAAAACGTGGCGTGGAGCTGGAACTGGAACGACTAAGTTTAACAGTCCAGGAAACATCGCGATTCCTTATGGTAGAAACAGCGTTCTTGTTTCTGGTCAAGGTGGCACAGGAACTGCAGTCGTTCCTGGTCCTGGAACCGGATCCTTTAACATTGTAGCCGGTAATGCCACTGGCACGTTTAACATTGTTGCTGGAACAGGAACAGGTACGTTTAACATTGTTGCTGGAACAGGAACAGGTACGTTTAACATCGTGCCAGGAAATATTGTCAAATACAATATTATCTTTCCTCAGACCGGTGGCTTCAACGTCATATTCCCCGGAACTGGTACGTTTAACATTATTGCTGGCCCCGGAACTGGCACTTTTAATATTGTGCCAGGAAATTCCACTGGTACGTTTAACATCGTTCCAGGAAATGCAACCGGTACTTTCAATATTGTTCCGGGTACTGGTTCAACTTTTAACATCGTCCCAGGAACAGGAACTGGCACCTTTAACAAAGTTCCTGGAAATGCGACCGGTACTTTCAACATCGTACCAGGAAATATTGCCAACTACAACATTATTTTCCCAGGAACTGGCACGTTTAACAAAGTTCCAGGTAATATTTCTGGCTATAACATTATTTTCCCAGGAACTGGTACGTTTAACAAAGTTCCTGGAACAGGAACAGGTACGTTTAACAAAGTTCCTGGTCCAGTAGCCAATTACAACATCGTTCCAGGAAACGTATCAAGTTATAACATAACTCCAGGTAATGTGTCAGGATATAACGTCGTTCCAGGTAACGTGTCAGGTTATAACGTAAACCCAGGAAATTATTCGGGCAATCAGTTTATCCCAGGAAACGAAACAGGTTCATTTAATGTCACGCCGGGGAATGTTCAGTCGTCCACTCCTAAGTTTGGTACGTATTACAATTCGCCTTCACCGGGTCCAGCAAACTTTAATCCGGGCACTTTCGTTGATTATTACAATGCTCCTTCGCCAGGGCCAGCAAACTACAACGCGGATTCCAATGGTCCTGCAAACTTTAACGCTGCTTCAAATGGGCCAGCAAACTACAACGCTGCTACCAATGGCCCAGCAAACTACAACGCGCCAACCAATGGGCCTCAGAACTTCAACGCGCCTACAAACGGCCCACAAAACTTTAACGTAGCGAATGGTCCTGCAAACTACAATGCACCCACTAACGGGCCTCAGAACTTCAACGTAGCCAACGGTCCTGCTAACTACAATGCTCCGACTGGAGGTCCTCAAAACTTTAACGCTCCGACAAATGGTCCTCAGAACTTTAACCCTGCTACCAATGGCCCGCAAAACTTCAACCCTGCAACGAATGGTCCTCAGAATTTTAACCCTGCAACCAACGGTCCTGCAAACTACAATGCACCCACTAACGGGCCTCAGAACTTCAACGCGCCTACAAACGGCCCACAAAACTTTAACGTAGCCAATGGTCCACAAAACTTTAACGTAGCAAATGGCCCTGCAAACTACAACGCTCCAACCAATGGGCCTCAGAATTTCAATCCTGCGACTAACGGACCGCAGAATTTCAACCCAGCGACAAACGGTCCGCAGAACTTTAATCCAGCAACAAACGGTCCACAAAACTTTAATACGCCAACTCCAGCTGTTCCAGGAAATCCATCGAATGCTCTAGGCATTACTTTCCCAGGATCAAATGTCGGAGGTACACCTGCTCCTGTAATAAATAGTCAGACGGCAAGCTACTATTCTTATCCGGATGGTCAATCACATTCGGTAACTGTAGCTCCTGGAGGATATATAGATATTACTATTGAATAAGTGATTTGACAAGGATTTACTATGCCATATAATATCCCTAAGTATGGGAAACAATTGAACTGCTTTGCTGTATGGACAGGAGGATTTACTTCTGAAGAAGTCGATAAGATTATCGACTTAGAAAAACTTCAAGAGTTTGAAAAAGGTAAAGTCGGGCTAGAGAAGAATGCTCCGGCCCCAGTCGAAACGCGTGATTCAGATATCTCATGGATCCATCATGATCAACACAGCGACTGGTTGTTTCAGAGAATGTCTGGAATCATATCTGTCGTAAACGGCGACAATTTTATGTACAATATTGAAGGCGTCGAAGCTTTTCAGTATACAAAGTATGGGCCAAATCAGCACTATACTTGGCATTGGGATGTCGAGTTCGGTTGGCAGAAATACATAAGAAAGATATCTGCATCTCTACTTCTTTCAGATCCTTCTGAATATGAAGGCGGAGAATTAGAGATCGTAAACACTGGAAATTTTGAAGACAAAGTTTCGTTTAAACCGAATAAAGGTGACATTGTATTCTTTGCTTCATGGATGCCACATCGTGTAGCGCCAGTCACTTCTGGTTTTCGTAGAAGTCTTGTAGCATGGGTAATGGGTGAAAGAGAATGTTGAGTTGGAATCCTTTTAAGAAGAAACCTATTATTGAGTTTTATTGTCATCGCGATGATGTAGCCACATTACCTCAACCAAAACCTGCAGCTAAACATATACCCGAATGGTATAAGAGAATTCCTCCTCTCATTACTGACGGGAATAATGATCGTGACTGGTCTGGATCACACAGCTTTACTGCAAAAAAATGTATGCCAATGATCGACGCCATGTCATTAGGTTATGTCATTCCTCTTATCGGAGACTTAACAGTCAGATCAAATCATGATTGTAGTACGATTGAAGTCACGTCTTCTCCACAGATTAATGTATGTGAGTTTCATGACATTCGACAGTTAGGAGAAAGATCCGCTCCAGGATTTCCTGCGCCTCCTCTCAAGTTTGTCAATCCATGGATCGTAAAGACTGCTCCGGGTTGGTCTACTCTTTTCGTAGCACCGATTAATAACTTTGAAAGTCATTTTACTTGTCTGTCAGGATTAGTCGATACTGATACGTATCCAAAGGAAGTCAATTTCCCTGCAATCTGGCATACTCCGAACGCTGACGTACTTCTACCAGCTGGAACTCCATTGGTAGTTGCAATTCCAATTAAGCGCGATGCGATCCCATCAAAGCCTACGGTAAGAGATATGAAAGAACCAGAACAACACTTGATCAATCTCATATCGAAGATGCAAAACACACGCCGAGGTGTATATACAAAAGAACTGAGAGTACCAAGAAAATGAAAGATCTGTTTTCTTTTTTAAAACCAAAGAAAGATATTCAATTCGTAGATACGAAGAAGTTATCTTATCATAACTTTTCTGTCGAACGCGCCGTCGATGTTCCAACAAATACTCGCAAAGTTCAACAAGACAAATATGGCAAACACTTAATGCCGATATGTCCAGGAATCTCAGATTATTCTCAATTCGGATATATCATTCCAGCGTGGGTAGATATTCATATCATGGCAAACAAAGCTGGCACTTCTTGGTATCTTGGAGATAGAGGTCCAAGAGGAGATCGCGGATTTGACAACGGCATTCGAATGGATGAAAAGTTTATAGAAGGCGCATTCACTCCCAATGGAATTAATCCTGCTGCCATTCTATTCGCATCTCCTTGGAAAATTTTTACTCAAAAAAATATCAGTGCATTATTAATGCCTGCATTCTATCATTCTACCTTCCTTGAAGATTTATATGTAATTCCTGGTTTGGTAGACTATAAAAACTTCCACGTCACAAACTTTATTTGTATGCCGAAGAGAGAATGTAATGTTCATATCAAAGCAGGAGATCCTTTGATGCACGTAATTCCTTTCTTAAACAAGGATATCAGCGCTTCTGTCGGTCCGGCTACAGCTGAGATGATAGATAAAACTGCAAATTTAATTCCTGGTGATGATAAGCAATACTATCGCAAGTTTATGGGAATAAAAAAGAAATTTAACATGCAAAAAGAAGAGATTAAACAATGAACATTTTTGTTTCAGTATGCTCGTATCAAGATCCTTTACTTCCTCATACTATTAAGAGTATGATGCAAACCAAATCGAATAGAAATAACGTAGTCTATTCGATCTTTGAGCAAACACGCTATGAGGATTCTTTAGCTTGCACAGAGCCCGTGCTTGTAAGTAGAGATGATGTCATCTATAAAAGAATCGATCCTGAATATTCCGATGGTTGTGTTTGGGCAAGATATATTAATATGCTAAACTTGACAAACGAGTACGACTTCATCTATCAAGTCGACTCTCATATGTTACACGATCTCAATTGGGATCGTTCTCTAGTTGAAGATTATAAGAGAGCGATGGATATTGCTGGAACAAATAAAGTCATCATTACTGGATCATGCAAATCATTTTCAATCGAAGAAGTAGACGGAGAGATTAAAACTTATCCTCGGAATGATGAACATGATGCTTGCAAGGTAAAGTATTATACTATTGATCCTCATAATTTTATTCCAGATGTTCACGGAGATCAGATTCCATCAACTGACATGCCGCAGCCGGCGTTTCATATTATGGCAGGAAACTTCTTTACGCATACTGACTGGATCGATGAAGTCGGTTTAGATCCAAAGATCTTCTTCCTCGGAGAAGAAATAATGATGACGATGATGTCATATGCTGCCGGATATAAGATGTTTCATCATAGCAAGATAGTATCATACCATCTCGAAAACACCGGGAATTGGCACACAAAAACTCCTCCCGAAGATGCGAAGGCTGCCCGTAGAAGAGAAATACTCGCTGAAATTGGAGTATGGAGATGGAAGCAATATCTCGAAGCGTGTAGAGAAGATCTTCTTGTTCAGTTTCATGAAGAATTTGGAATTGACTTTATTAATCTCGTCATCGAAGATCGCGCCCGAACTTACAGCCTTGACGTGATTCCTGGTAAATCAGATCTTCTTGCCATTTCGAAGAAACAAAAGAAGAAAGTCAAGCTCCCTAAAACTCTTTTTATGAGTGAAGACGAAGAATGATCGTATGTTCTCTCCCGCGGTGCGGAGCAACAAAATTTTGTTTAGACTTTCAAGAAAAAACAAAACTTAAGTTTGTGGGAGAGTTACATCCTATTCATATTCAAAGTGATAGAAAAGCTTTGACGCATGAAACAAAATATCAAACTAACTTTACTCCAGAATTCTTCGCAGAACTCTTACATGATCATAGCGAACACATCGTACTCGTAAATCAACACTCATATCTTTTGGCTAATCAAGCAAGCGTTTTCATGCTTCGTAGAAATATGAGAGATGCATCTCTTAGCTTGGCAAACTATATGTTGAAGGCATATCCGGGAATTAAAGTAGCCGCTCTAAAGTTTAATTTAGCTCTGATGCATCATGATCATAAAGCTCTGACAGCATATTTAAATAAATACGAAAAACAAGTAGTATGGTATGAAGACTACTACGACATCTCTGGAACAAAAACTCCTTTGCTGGATTCGTATGTTGGAAGAGATTCTATTATAAAAGAGATTGACGACTACTATGGATCAACAGTTTGATAAAAGATACGTTCTTACTGCTATCCAACTGATAGGTCCATTTGTCGTATTATGGGCACTCTTGCAATATGCTACACTTGCATGGGTAGCAGCTGCTATGATCATGCTTTTTCTGATGAGAATCGTAGGAGGTTCGATATTCTATCATCGCATTCTTTGTCATCACACTCATGATGTGCATCCAACAATAGCATTTATCGGTACAGCATTAGGATTCTATGGATCCTTTATGCCACCTGCAGACTTTTGCATAACACACTTCAATCATCACAAGTATGCTGACACTGAGCAAGATCCTCATTGCCATAGTACACAAGGTTGGAGAACGATGTTCCCTATTTTATGGAATATTACCAATCAAGTAGATTTTCGAACCGTAATTCGCCTTCGAAAAAATAAGATAGTCAATCTATTTTCTGAGAAGTATTGGCTGATGATATCTTTGCCGCTTCTACTGCTACTCATATCGCCTGAAGCATTCTTGTTTTTGTTTTTTATTCCGTGTACTCTATCGATATGGTCAGCGGCAATATCTACGATGAATCATGATAAGAACGGAGCAAAGAACATGGGATTCTGGTATGGAATTGTAAGCGGTGCAGAGCACATGCATAAGAATCATCACGATGATATATCAGATGAAGGTTGGATAAATATCATCACAAATCTAATAACTAAAAAGAAAGTTAAGACATGAATCTGGGTTATACTATCATAACTGATATTTCAGAAGTTGATTTTGATGATCTGTATGAAAGATCAAAAGACGCAATCGATGCAAGCTGGCCAGAAATATCGACATTTACAGATGAACAAAAAAAGGCTGGATACGTATCTTGCATAACTAGTGGATTAAATAACGAATGGCCCGGATTAAATCCGCACGGGCCAAACGATAGATATGTGGCAATGAAAATCACAGATCTCGATACTGGAATAGATATGAGTTGTACTGCAGGATTTGTATTAGAAGGCGGAATCTTTGACGGTAGACATACTATGACAGCGCCAAATGCAAGTGGTTCAAGAAACTGGCTTTATTCTGAACAATTTAGACAAGTTAGAAACGCGTTTCATGCCGAGATCGGAGTAACTAAAGCCATATACAGAAATATCGCCGCTGACACTCCTCACTATCGCCACATACTAATAAGAGCGGGAATACATTTTGAAATAGTAGAAGATATAGAATCTCCGACGTTGGGTTCTAATTTTAGAAATGTTACAGTAGAATACAAATAATGAAATTTTTATTGAACGTAGGCGCCGAGAAAGCTGGCACTACTTGGTTATATGAGTATTTTAAAGAACATCCAGATTTCTATGATATTGGAAAAGAACTGAATATTATTCAAAGAGATGATTTAGTTCCTCTCTTAGAAGATGTAGACGAATATAGAAAAGATATAGAAGCTTTCTTTCGAACGGTTTCAAATGTAAATCAAGTAACAGGCGACTTCACACACTACGAAGGATCCAGCGAGAACGTCTTTCGACTTATAAAGAATGGTCTATTAAAGTATGATATCGAAGTTGTGCCGGTTTATATTATGCGAGATCCTATTCAAAGGAGTTGGTCTGCTTGGAATATGATTGGTGGGGGTAAGATTCCAAACCAATCGACTGCTTCACATTTTGTTATGACTAATTTTATATCATGTAAATACAAAGAAACGATAGAAGCTTTAGATAGCGTATTTGCAAACCCATTGTATTTCTTCTATGAAGACTTTTTTACTCAAACCAATATGAATAAAATATGTGATGAGTTAAAAATCTCTCGACATCCTGCAGATTGCGATAATAAAGTGGGAGCTTCTTCATATAAGAAAATGCCAACTAGTTTTCTGAAAGCTTTTGGAAAATCTTTGAAGAATAAAGATGCCGTTAAATATGTTTTTGAAAGATTTGAAAATGTACCATGGAAACTCGAAGATTATTCGTAGATCTACTCTCGATGAAGATCTTCGCCTAAGATTACTTGAAGGTTTAAACAGTCCTAAGCAAACACACTACTTTGATCGTAACGAGGCTACGAATCCAACAGATGAAGCTGTACTCGAATTTCTTGATCGAGAACAATTTAATTGCAATAAAACTCACATCGAATATTGGTTTCAAGCTCAAGAAGTTTCTGGAGACTTATGGCCTCACGTGGACTTTAATGAAAAGCTTCGGCATAGAATTGATGCTGGTCAAAAATTAAAACCAGAAAAACTGATGTCTCCAATTACTATCGCATGTTACTTAGAAGCAACCGATCTTGTTGGCGGAGAATTCTGCATCTCTGAAAGAAGCTGGTTAGACTATGAAAAAGAGATTACTCCACCAGAAGTTTTGAAAGAAGAGTTGCTCAAATATACACATGAATCTTTTCAACCTTTCGAAGGCGCAGTCTTATACTTCGAAGGAAGCAGATACTACCATTGGATCAACGAAGTCAAACGCGGATCTCGTAAGAGTATATTGATCAATTTCTGGGACAACTGCAGCCTTGAAGCCATTTAGTTGTGTTTGTATGTCTTATAAATAGCCAGACACATAAATACAATAAAAGAGGATTACGATGGCCACTCCTACCACAAAAGCAACATTTAAAGAGTACTGCCTTCGTAAGCTCGGCAAACCAGTCATTGAGATTAACGTTGATGATGATCAGGTAGATGATCGCGTCGACGAAGCTTTGCGTTACTGGTATGACTATCACTTTGATGGTTCAGAAAGAGTATACTATAAACATGCTATTACGTCGACAGACGTGGCCAACAAGTATATCACTCTTCCAGAAAATATCATTGGCGCAGTCAGCATCTTCTCGATGGGTGATCCTTCGATTCGCTCTGACGACCTCTTTAATATTCGATATCAGATCGCGCTGAACGACCTCTACACTCTGACTAACGTGTCGCTTGTTCCATACTACATGGTGATGGAACATCTTGCACTGATGAACGAGCTACTTGTCGGTAAACAACCGATTCGTTATTCTCGTCATAAAGATCGACTTCACATTGATATGGATTGGAACACTGTTGCCATCGGAGAATTCTTGCTCGTCGAAGCTTATGAAGTCGTTGATCCAGAAACATGGACAGATGCTTATAACGATCGCTGGCTTCAAAACTATGCTACGACTCTGATCAAAGAACAGTGGGGTTCGAACCTTACAAAGTTTACTGGAATGTCTTTACCTGGTGGAGTGCAGTTTAACGGAGAGAAAATCTACGACGATGCTGTCGCCGAAAGAAGAAAGCTCGAAGATGAGATGATTTCTTCTTATTCTCTGCCGGTTCTCGATATGATTGGATAATACATGTCGACCAACTTCTATTTCAACAACTTTACAAATAGTCAAGAGCAGGTCTTAATTGAAGATCTGGTTCTCGAGTCTATTCAAATTTATGGGCATGATGTATTCTACTGTCCTCGTACACTCATAGAAAAAGACGAAATCTACGAAGAAGATACATTATCACAGTACAACAGTAATTATTTAATTGACATGTATATTCGTAGCTATGAGAGCTATGAAGGTGACGGGCAATTCTTGTCGAAGTTTGGTCTTGAAATTCGAGATCAGGTCACGTTCACGGTATCCGTTCGTAACTTTATGAATGAGATCGGTTCAATAGAAATGATCGATCGACCACAAGAAGGCGATCTCATTTATCTTCCGATGGCAGATCGTTTGATGTATGTCAAATACGTCAATAAAACTCCTGTCTTCTATCAGATGGGTGCTATTCAGATGTATGATCTCGTTTGCGAGATGTTTGAATACAGCAGCGAGCAGTTAAATACTGGCATTGAAGCCATTGATAGTATTGAGAAAAATAGCAGCCTCAGCCTCGACGAGTTTGGAATCTTGACGAATGACGGTTTACTTCTGGTTACTCAAGAAGGAAATCCTATTATACAAGGCAGCTATGATTTTGGCACGCAAGCCGGAGATGCATTCGAAGATAATATGGAGTTTGAAACAGGTGGGGACAGCATCCTTGACTGGACGCAAATCGATCCGTTTAGTGAGGGACAAGTATAATGTTTGGAAGAACATGGAATCACGACAGTTTAAGAAAATACATCATCGTATTCGGAACTGTCTTTAACGATATCTATATTAATCGTTTAAGCAATGCCGGAGAAGTACTTCAGACGCTGAAAGTTCCTTTGACATACGGCCCAAAAGATAAAGTACTTTCAAGACTCGAGCAAAGTCCAAGACTCGATAATCAAGTTGGTATTATTCTTCCTCGTATTTCTTTCGAAATGACGACCATGGAGTATGATCCTACTCGTAAGTTGAATACTCTGAATAAA